TATTTGGGCAATCGCAATCTCGTTGGCCGTGCCCCCATGCGCGACCCGGATGGCGTTGTACTCATCCCAGAGTTTCGTCACTTGCAACAGCCCCGCGGCTTCCAGCGCGGCCGCCGCTTTGGCCTCGGTGGCGGCTTTGGTCGCGGCCGCCGCCTTGTCGCGATGCGCTTGCACCTGCAGATGCACCGCAGCGGTGGTCGTGCCCACAAGCGCGGCGACGTCCTTTTCGCTTTCGCCCCAACTCGTCAGTTGATCAATCTGGGTGCGCTGGGCTGCGGACAAAGGCGCGAGCGCATCGTTCGTCAGTTGCTTGAGGCGATTGATGATGGTGTCTTCGGCCGTGATGTGCGCCTTGATCGCCTGGGTATGGAGTTCAATATCCGCGGCGGCGCGTTTGGAGCCGTCGGCGTTCTGCCCCAGGAGGGCATTGGCTTCCGCGAGTTGGGCCTTGTATTTCGACTGGTCGGTCGCCCAGGCGAGGAACGTGCCTGTGACCACTTTGATGCGGGTGCCGAGCTCGCCCCACGCCCGGTCGGCTTTACTGAGTTGCTCGACCTGTTCGGTGCCAAGCACCAGGCCGGCGTCCTTCATCTGTTGAATCAGGCCGGCCATGCCCTGCTCGTTATCACGGAGGATCCCGAGCAGCTTTAATCCACCCTTGCCGTACAGGTCTTGCGCTAGATCCGCTTGCAGCGCCGCCGAGGACACGCGACTGAGCGCGTCCGCGGTGGAGAGCATGATGGTGTCAATCGACTGTGTCTTGAGCGCCGCGAAGTCGAGGCCGAGTTTCCCAATCGCGGCGTGGACCGAGGCATCATCCCCCGCCACTCCGGCCGCCAGCTTCGAGGCGGAGGTCGCGATCGTCTCCATCGTGACGCCCACCGCGGCGCCAGCCGCGCCAAGCGCTTGGAGCGCGTCAGTCGACAACCCGCTCGACTTCGCGAGGTTGTCAATGCCGGCCGCAAACTCCACGACCCCGATCGTGAAACTCTTCAGCGCGTCGATGCTGAAGGCGACGCCGAAGGCGGTCGCCACCGTCTTGAGCGTGCCCACCAGATCGGTCTGAGCGGTATTGAGATGCTTGGTCTGGGTCGTCATGTTCGCGATCCCTTGCGGGATATCGAGCCCCAGCTTGTTCATCTTCGCCACGGCTTCGGCGCCCGCCGCCCCCATTTTCTTCAACTCCGCTTCGGTAAACGCGGCGGCCCCGCCCGCCCGCTGAAACACCTCCGCGAGTACCGTGGCCTCCTGAATAATCTTGCGCCCACTGAAGGCATCCGACATCCGATTGAGCGACGTTTCGACTTTCGCGCTGCCCGTCTCGAAACCTTTGAGCGCGACTTCGGCTTGTGCACACGCCGCGACAAACGAACTGAAGTCCGCGACAAATGCCCCGGTCAGCGGCATGTCACTCCTCCTGCGCCTCTTCGGTCAGCATCTCCACCAGCACCGTATAGTCGTCCACACTCAGGCTTCGTACCGTGTCTACCGTCCAGTGACAGCGAAGGGCGAGGCTAAGGTCGCTGCGGATGGCGTCGCGCCATCCGGGGTCGCGTTTTTTTCGGCCGTCCGCTCTGCGGCGATCGTCCGCTGGTGCGCTTCAATCACGCGCAAAATCTCAATGGCACTGTCATCCTCGATCGCGTCGAGAATCGCCCGCACCTCGTGCGGGCTTTTTCCCCGAATCGTGAGCGCCGGCTCCGCGTCACTCAGCGACCAGTCGACGAGATACGCCACCAAGGTCGCGCGGCCCGCCTCGAGGCTGTCGTACCGACCCGCGGTCGGGTCGTCGCCGACCGGCGGCGTGCGGCTGGCCGCCCACATCGCGCGATGTTCACCGTAATTGAGCGTGCGTTTGACGACGACCCAGTCGCCGTCAGAAATCGGCAAGCGGGTCGTGTCCGGCTTGACCAGTCGTGATCGCCCCATCGGTTCGTCTCCCTAATGCAACGGTGGTCCCAGCGTCCCCTGTAACGAATGCGTCCCCAACTCCACCCCGGTCAACTCCCAACACCACTGACCTTTGTCGCGTGGGGCGGTAAAGAGCAACTCCTGCCGCGTCACCGCCTGCGCGCATTGAAAGCGATCCGCCCAGGACACGGTCGCGGTCAGTCGCCACTGCCCCTCAGTGCGGACAATCGCCCACGCCTCGAGCCGCGCGACGGACCGGTACCCCCACGCCAGCGAGGCCGTCGTGCCGTGCAGGCGGATCGCGTCGAACACGCCGCGCCTACGCGGGCACCGTCCACGCGCCGGCCGCGCGGAAGGAGGCCGTCAGCTTCGGCGCGCCGTTGACAGTGCAATCAATGTCGGCGTCGAGATACGACAGACCCGAGAAGACGGCGGCCGCCAACGGGCTGCCGACCGTGTCGGTCGTGTTGTGCGTGAGTTCCAACAGGCCCGGGGTCGTGGCACTGGACGCCGCAATGACCGCCAGTTCCGCGATGTTGAAGAAGCCGCCGAGGCTGCCGCTGATATCCCGCATGCCAGGGATGTACACCTTGTTGGTATCTCCGAAACACGTCACGTCCTCGAAGTCTTGCTTGAGACTCAGCTTCCACGTGTTGAGGCTAATAATCTCCACCAGGCCCGCGGGTGAGGTCACCCCGGCTGGGTTCCACCGAATTCTGCCGTATCTCCCTGTGCGGATAGCCATCGTATATCCCCTTTAGTACTACTCGTTTACGTGATAAGGTTTCCAGCGTGAGACAGTGTCAAATCTGTGAACGGTGCGGCGCGGTCAGACCGCCGCGCCTGCAGCGGTATTGCTCTCGGGCCTGCAGCGATGCCGCTCGGAAACGCCCGCGCCCGCCATGCGCCAACTGCGGCGGGCCAACGCAGAAGTGGACACAGCGGTTTTGTTCGACGGCGTGTTACATCGCCGTGCAGGCACTGCCGCCAGCCGTTCGGTTCTGGGCCAAAGTGAACAAACGTGGACCACATCATCCCAGTATCGGTACGGCCTGCTGGTTGTGGACTGGGTCGGTCGACCAGAAAGGTTACGGAACATTCTCCATGCCCGGTCGCGCCCCGATGAAGGCGCATCGCATGGCGTGGACGTTGGTGCAGGGCCCCATCCCTCACGGTGCCAACGTGCTGCACCGTTGCGATATTCCCCACTGCACGAATGCGGAGACGCACTTGTTCCTTGGTTCGTTGGCCGACAATAACCGGGACATGAAAGAGAAAGGCCGCGGGCGGGGACCATCCGAGTTGACTGAGGAACAGGTACGTGACATCAGAGCCGCGCGCGCGGCGGGTGCAACACAACGAGCCGTCGGCAAACGTTTTCTCGTGTCGCAGCCGACGATCCACAACATTGTTCACCGGAAGACCTGGAAGCATATCCTCTAGTCTCACGTCACACTCATCTGCACGCGATAGTGCCCGCCGCGCCGAAACCACCGAATCGTGCTGTCGGCATCGTCGACTTCGACGAGCCGAATCCGCGATTCGCGGTGCATCGTCGACCACGTATAGCCGCTCGCGGTGAGCGTTTGATCCTCGAGCAGCGCGTCAATCCGCGCGGCCGCCGCTTTGACCGCCGCGTTCGCATTCGTCGTCGTCGAAAGAATCCGGGCCTCGACGAGATAGAGCGCATCCTCGATCGCGCGGTGCCCAAAGGTGGCTTGGTCGACGGCTTCCACGAGGCTCACGATGACAAACCGCGTCGAGTTCGGCGGCGCTTCATCGGCATAGATCCCGTTGGGCACGAGCGCGAGGAGCGTCGCATCAGCTCCGAGCTTCGCGATGAGCGCGTTATCAATGAGCGAAGAATCAGGCGGCAACGTCGCCTCGCACCCGCAGGCCGTGGCGCTCGAGCAGCGCGGCCAGGTCGGCATACATGACGCGCCGCGCGCGTATCATCGCCGGGATAAACACATGAAAGCCTGGCATGGGGCCGGTCAGATGGTCCACGCCGTTGACCGTCACGTAGTGGCGGACCACGGTGCCAGATTCAAACAGGTGAGAATGCCTCGCCGCCGATTTCACCAACACGGCGGCGCCGTACTGACCTATGGCCTGTGGAGTCACAGTGACATGCTCGGCCAGATTGCCCGTAATCCGGTGCGCCTGGTACACGCTGCGGACCTGTGTCGCTGCTGAATCGGCCGAGCGGTGGACGATGGCGGACGCCTCGGCCGCCAAGTCGGCCGGCAACGTCCGCAGTTCGGCCTTTAATTCATCAAGGCCCGTGAAGAGGAATTTAGTCTCGCTCACGGCACAATCTCCTCGCAGACCAGCACGAGCTCCCGCCCGCGCTGGTCGGTGTTGTTGAGGCTGAGGACGTTGGCCGTGTGCGTCCGCTGCGCGGTATCCGTCCACGTCACCA